ATACATTAGATATAAAAGGAAATAATCAACTATTATTTAATCAATTCTGCAGCTTATTAATGAAGTTTGATAAAGAAACAATTAAAAAAGGTTGGAAGGATATTGTTTATAGTTGCGAGCCGCCTAATGGACAAATGGCAGGAAGACTACCTAAGATGTTTGTTATAGAAAAGATATTAATGAGTAATAGAATAGACTCTTTTAATATAGAACATAGAGCAAATAAGAAAAAAGAAGTAGAAGCAGGAACAATATCTAAATTATTTAATTGGGGTATTGAATATCATGAAGGAAAAATAACTAAACAAGAACTAGAAAAAAGGATAAATGATAATTTATGAATAAAATATTTTTTACTAAAACAAGAGATGTTAAAAGCCCAGAAAGAACTGGTTTAAATGCAGGTATTGATTTTTTTATACCAAATGATTTTGTAAAAACAGTTTTACATGGTAAAAGTGATATATTAATACCAAGTGGAATAAAAATAAAACTACCTGAAGGTTTTGCTTTAATAGCTTTTAATAAAAGTGGTATAGCTACTAAATATAATATTATATCTGGTGCATGTGTTGTAGATGAAAATTATACTGGTGAGATACACTTGCATTTAATAAATTTAAAGTCTGAGTATTTTAAATTAAAACCTGGTATGAAAATATTGCAATTTATTCCTATTAAAATGGATTATATGAATCTGGAGATAACTTCTAATAAAGGATTAATAAGTATGCAAGATTTCTCTGAAAGAGGTGATAAAGGTTTTGGGAGTACAGGAATATGAAAAAATCTATTTTAATTAAAGCAGAAGAAATAGTAAATAATAGATCTGAAGAAAAAGAAAGACAATATGGACCATTTTCAGAAGGTATGGAAAGAGCTGCTATGATTGCTTCTGGTGCAACAGGTAAAGATATTAATGCAAGTGATATGTATATAATGTTGGTTGCATTAAAACTATCAAGACAGAGTTATAATCACAAAGAAGATAATTTATTAGACGCAGTTGCATATTTAGCAGCTTTAGATAATTATAATAACAAGGAGGAGTAATGATAAATCATAGTTCAAACAATATAGATAATTTATTTATAAATATATCTAAAGACCTTATCACAAAAGGAAATAAAATATCACCAAGGGGTTTAAAAACAATAGAACTGCAGCACGTTTGGCTTGAACTAACTAATATGCAAAAGTGTATTGTTAATTTAAAATCAAGAAAAATGAGTAAGAAATATTTAAAAAATGAATTAAAATGGTATTTATCAGGTTCATTAAAAATAGATAAAATAAAAAAATATTCATCATTTTGGCAAAGCTTAATTGATACTAATGGTACAATAAATAGTAATTACGGAAATATTGCTTTTATACAAAAACAAAATGGAAAAAGTCAGTTTGAATGGTGTGTTGATTCAATCAAAAAAGATAAAAATACAAGACAAGCTATAATAAATTATAATCAACCAATGCATAAATATGATAATAATAAAGATTTTGTTTGTACTATAGCGCAGCATTTTATGGTTAGAGATGGTAAACTTGATACAACTGTATTTATGAGAAGTAATGATTTAATATATGGCTTAACTTATGATGCACCTTGGTTTTGTTTGTTATCTAAAAAAATAGCTAAAAAAACAAATTTAAAATTAGGTACTTATAGGCATTATGCAGCTAGTCTTCATGTTTATGAAAGACATTTTAATATGTTATTTGATATTTGTGCAGAAACCCTTAAATAACCCTTAAAAAATATGTAAAATAAATAAATAAAGGGTGTCCTCGTATTGCTTTTTTTTGTACTTTCTAGGTGTGATTATCGAAAACAAACAAGAAAGTGAAAATAAAATGAATAAAAAAGGACAATTTAACGACGAGAGAGGTTTTGGAGTTGAGATTGAATTTATCAGACCAAGAGGTACTTCAAAGCAAGATATATGTGATGCTTTAACATTAACTTGTAATGTTGAAGGTTATAACCATATTACTAGACCAAATTGGAAGATAGTAAACGACGTTTCTGTTAGTGCTAATGGCCGCAGAGGTTATGTAGGTGAAAATGAACTTGTTTCGCCTATATTATATGGTGAAGACGGTTTTGCGCAGTTAAAGCAAATACTTGATACTCTTAATGAATTAGAATGTAAAGTTAACTATACTTGTGGTATTCATGTGCATCACGACGTTACTAATATGATGGTTCAAGGTAAAGAAAAAAGTCAAAAATTCTTAGCTAATCTTGTAAAATTTGTTGCTAAGTATGAACATTTAATTTACAAATTAGTTTCACCTTCAAGGTTAGATAACAGATATTATAGTACTCCTGTTAGAAGAGAATACTTTGGGTATGATTATGACGTTAGTAAAAATGATGTTAAAAAAATGATTTCTAAAGTTAAAAGAGATTGTAATAGAAAATATAACACAAATGGTAATGCTATTGACAGGTATCAACCAAGTCCAAATGTTCAAACTAATAGAGCTTGTGGGCTTAACTTTCGTAATGTTTGGACAAGAGGAGCTGTTGAATTTAGATACCATAATGGTTCATTAAACTTTGATAAAATAGTTTCATGGGTTGTATTTACTCAAGCTATAATCAACGCTGTTGAAGATACTAAAAGTGTTGCTATGTCGTTTGTACCAAATAATATAAAAGGCTTAGCAAGTTTAAGAGGTGCTATAGGTTTTATAAGAAGAAGTGGTATGGAACCAACTGAGAGAACAATATTTTCAAGAGACGAACGCGTTAATTCAGCTAATAAGTATGTACAAAAAAGGTATAAAGAGTTAAGCAGAAGAGAAGCTGACTATGAATTAAACAGACATTATGTTTTTGTAAAAAACGGTTTAACAACTAATCAACAAGGAGGTTTAGCATAATATGTGTGGGCTAGCAGGAGTTATTTTAAAACAAAAAAACAGAAATACTGAGGCACTTAAAAATGTCTCAGTATCCTTTTCTAAAATGTTAACAGCAGCTAATATAAGAGGAGGGCATGCGACAGGTTTTGCATTGATTGATAAATATGGCGATTATGTAATATGTAAAAAACCCAAAGAAGCTTATGAGTTTTTTGATGATAAAGAAGTAAAAGACAATATTGATTTAGTTTATGATGGTATTACAACTATTATGGGTCATACAAGATATGCAACTTTAGGTTCTCCTTCTGTTAATAAAAATAATCATCCAATACGTACAGGTCAAACTATAGGTACTCATAATGGTTCTATATCAAACCATAAAGAGTTATTTCACAAATATGATATGAAAAGATACGCACAAGTTGATAGTGAGGCTATATTTAGACTATATGAAACGTCTAACAGTGTTGATGATTTTCTTACTAATAGATTACCAAGGGTGCAAGGTAGAGTTGCTATTGTTTGGGCTGATTTAGAACGACCAAATTATGTTTATATGATAAAAGCTAATAATCCAATTCAAATGGCTTATGTACCAGAGTTTGATTGTTTTGTCTATGGTAGTACTGATTCAATTATAGATGCTGGTTTTTGGGGCGAATATGAGCCAATAAACATAGCTGCTAATACTATGATACGAATTAACACTAAAACACTTAACTTTGATATAAAGAAAATAGAAATATCTAAACCTAAGTTTAAAAGATATAAAAAACTAAAATCTTACTATAATGAAAAAATAGGAGCTTACGAAGAGGTAATTGATACTATTCCTAATTTTGTACCAAGGTTTTCATATAGTGACCAATTAAAAATGTTTAAAGCTAGTGATGGCTCAAAGATAAGGAAGGTAAAATAATGGATGATAAATTTATGGGTATAGAAGTATTTGTATATGGCACATTAAAAAAAGGTGGAATGAATCATCATTTTTTAAAAGATAGTGATTTTATTAGGCATGAGATTTTAATAGATCACTCTATTTACGTACCAAGAGGTATGAGATTTCCATTGATGCTTAAAAACAAAGGCGGCAAAGTTTATGGTGAAGTTTATCGCATTAGTAGTACAACGTTAGCTAAATTAGATATGTTAGAAAGTGAAGGACATTTGTATAATCGTGTTAATGATATTAAATTAGGTTATCAATATTATCTTTTTAATGAAACAGATGCATGGGAAATAAGTAAAGAAAATGATATAATTGATAATGGATATTGGAAAACAACAAGTGAAGTTGATTTAAATTTAATAATAGATAATCGTAATTATACAGATAAAGCAGATAAATTAGTATTTCACATGAGATTTTTTGACGGGCAGCGAGCACCAACTAATAAGATTTACATGGATTTAGTAAAAAGAAGAAGTTATTTAGACTTAAATACGGATAATGAGGAAATATTTTTAAGAGATTGTATAATAAATGGAGTTGTTAGTGAGTTTAGAGAGCCAATACATAAGTTCTATAATATGTAATATATGTGAAAAAAATGTAACAATTGTAAACAGGCAGGATAAAGGAAGTAAATCAAGATGGGTTTGCGAAAAATGTAGTTATAAATATCCAACATGGAACAATTAGAGCAAATAGTAACAATAGTGTCTTTTGAAGAGTTTAATGATTTAATTAAAAAAATTGGCGATGATGAATTAACTATAATGGAGTTAATAGATGCTATAGCAAGAATTAATGGAGAAATATATGAGCAAACAAACTCGATTGGAGAATGTTAATCACAACTTTTTATATCATGCTGAAATAATGTATGAAACAAAAGAAGCATTTAATTATAAAAGCGCGGTCGGAAACTCTCTTAAAGACTTACTAAATGATATAGACATACGATTAAAACAATTAGCTGAAAGAAACCCTAAAATAGTTCAGGTGTTATACAAACCTCAAAAAGAATCTATAAATATAACTCCTAAGATATTATCCTTAATGAAACTAAAACCGTTTTATAGCAGTAAATAAACAACAATAACAGTTGCTGCAGCCTCAATTATTTATTTAAAATAACCACTTTCATTAGTTTTAAAAGCGTTTTTAAATTTTACTATAACTAAAATGAGGTGATATTATGCCTAAAGGTAAAGGAACATACGGATCCAAACGTGGAAGACCGTCTAAAAAATCTAAATCAATGAAGTCTAAAAAGAAAAAATTTGGCAAAAGAAAATAAAGCTTCTTTAAAAGCTGAATTAGTTGGTATAAAGAATTTAAAGATAGCTGGAGCCTGGCGAATAGAGTTTGATGTATATGAGTTTGAAACAGAGGCTGTTAAAGACTTGATGGATATGTTAAATAAGCCAGTAGCAATGGGATTAGTTCAAATAGATGACTAAACAAACGCAGAACAAACGTAAGGATGGTAAGTTTGCTAAAGGTAATAAACTAGGCAATAGGTGGAAAAAAGGAGAGTCTGGTAATCCTAATGGTAGACGTAATGCTTATAGTGATTTAATAAAACAGTTTAGCTTTCAAGAAGTAAATGGAAAAGAACGTAGAGAGATTATATTAGGCAAACTTTTTCAATTAGCAGAACGTGGAGATTTAAGAGCAATACAATTTATAGTTGAACGCATGGAGGGTAAAGCGTTAGAAAGACAAGAAAGAACAACTAAAAGCGAACCAATACAAGTAATGGTTATAGGAGAAGATTAAATGGCTAAAAAAGTAAGTTGGAAATGGGGCAATAAACGCTATACAGGAACCTTAATAAGGGAAACAAAAACGCATAAGTTTGCAAGAACCACCAATGGTAAGATAAAAAAAATAAAAAAGTAATGATTGAATGGCATATAAATCCTATAAGAAAAAAGATATTAAAGGATTCAAGCAGGTTCAAAGTTTTAGTATGTGGCCGCAGATGGGGAAAGACTGTACTATCACTTATGTATTTAATGAAAGACCAGTTCGAACCAAACGAAAGACGCTGGTTCATATGTCCAACTTACCGCCAAGGGAAGATGATTGTTTTCCCTATATTAAGGCAAATGTTTCAAGGTTTTACTGGAGCAAAGCTTAATGAAAGCGAAATGTCTGTTGTATTTGATAATGGAGCAGAGCTTGCAGTTAAAGGTGCTGATAATGAGCATAATCTTCGTGGCGTTGAACTTACTAAATGTGTGATGGATGAGATGGCTTATATTAAACCTCATGTTTGGGAAGAAATTATTTATCCTATGCTAGCAACGACTCAAGGTACTGCTTTATTTATTGGAACTCCTAATGGATATGATACTATGTATGATTTATATTCTAAAGGTCAAAGTGATTCTGATTGGAAATCTTGGCAGTTTAAAACAGTAGATGGTGGTTTTGTACCAGCTGAAGAGATAGCAAGAGCTAAGAAAACTATGGATCCAGTTAGATTTAGGCAAGAGTTTGAGGCTTCTTTTGAAACAACAGGGAACAGAGCAGCTTGGAATTTTGATCGAGATATACATGTTAAAAAAGCTAAAGAAGTATCTAGTCATAAATGGTGGGGTTGTGATTTCAATGTGGATTATATGACAGCAGTGCTAGCATGTCAATATACCGATGGAACTATTCATTATTATGATGAAATAAGATTAAAGAATAGTAATACTGAAGAGATGGCGCGTAAAATGAAAGCTATTGAGCCTAATATAGAGGTTTATCCTGACCCTGCTGGAAGTGCTAGAAGCACAACAAGCAATAGGTCAGACCATCATATCTTAAGAGATTATGGATTCTTAATTAGGGCAAAGAAGTCTCATCCAAGTCATATAGACAGACTAAACGCATTAAATAGAAAATTATTAGATGCAGATGGTAATATTACAATGACCATTGAGCCTAAATGCGTTTATTTAATAAAAGATTTAGAACAAGTGCAAAGAGATAAAAAGGGTGGAATTGATAAAACACAAATAGAGCTAACTCATTCATTAGATGCTTGTAGCTATGCAATTAGTTATAAGTTTCCTGTGATAAGTAGAGCAAGCAGAACAATGGACTGGTAATAAATATGTATAATTTTGGAAAAACAGTTAATCAAGTAGTAATTCCTGATTTATCTGAGCAAATAATTTTAAAGACTGTAGCAGCAGCAGAGCAAAAATTCAACGAAAATGAAGCCGCTGAACGAATGACTGCTTTAGATTTTTATTTTAATATTAATATGGATAAACATATTGAACAATATTTTTCTAGTGAATCACTGCAGCAGATACCAACATACCCAAGCAAAGTTGTTCCAAGGTTTAGTAGAGCAAGGATGATGCTTTATAAGCAAGCACCAAAAAGATTTTTTAATGGTGAAGAAAATGATGATTATAAAAATATTGCTTATATGTTAGACAGTCAAACAAAGCAATTTAGTGAATTAGCATGGCTGCTGGGTAGTTGTCACTTTAAAACTAAATATAATGAATATAAAGAACGGTTAGAATATGAAATACTACCTAATGTAAAAGAATATTATCTTAATGGTGAATCAGAACCTTATGGGTATAGTTACGAAATAGACAAAGGTAATAATAAAGATAGACAGTATGTCTTTTGGTCAGAGGATAGAGATGGGATGCCTGGAATGCACTTTAAATTTAATCAAAAAGGAAAAAGATATGCCGTATTAGGAAATGAGGATATGGTGAATCCTTTTGGTATTAATCCAATAAGTAGAGTCATTTATCCATCATCTAGTTTTGATGTAATTAGGACTGCTATTCAAATAGGTATAGCAATGACAGAAATTGCTTTAAGTGTAAGGTCTCGCTTAGGACAACCCGTATTTACTGGTATTGATGAAGGTCAGTCAGTTATTAAATCAGGAATTGATTCTGCTATAATTCTGCCAGAAGGTGGAACATTTCAGTATGTTTCTCCTAATGGTGGATTAAACGAGATGATTGAAGCAGTTAAAATATTTGCTAATCAAACAGCAGAGAATAATCATCTCAGAATTAGATGGGGTGAATCAGGTGGCAATGCTCCAAGCGGTGAAGCATTAAAAATATTAGAGATCGAAAATTTAGAATCACGTGAAAGTGATATACCTTATTTTAAAGAGTGGGAAAAATCTAGATTTGAAATTGATAAACGAATATTAGAAGTTTATAATATCATGACTCTTCCTGATAATTACCATGTTGATTATGGTGAAGTAGCATATCCGACATCTGTTAAAGAGGAATTAAACATGCTGCAATGGAAGCTAGATAATGGCATTATGACAAAGCGTGATTTGCTTTTATATTTTAATCCTGATATGAGTGATGAAGAATTACAGCAAAAACTTAATGATGTTGTAGAAGAAAAAAATCAAGAAGTAGAACAGCAAAGACAAAGTCAAGAGCCTATTAGTCAAGTTGAAAGAATACTAAATGCCTGATAATATAGATAATACAGTTAATAGTTTTATGACTCAAGTTAAAAAGATCGAAGATAGCTTACGTAATGATTTAGAAAAGTTAGCTTATAAAATGAATGATATGACTGATACTGAATTACTATTAACAACTAAACGCTTGAATTTTTTACAAGAATTAGTTGATAAAGGTTATGGTAAACAAGTAAATAATTTAATGAGTGAATATGATACTTTATTATCTGAGGCAGCTAAAGAAGCTAAGATAAGAGGAATAGTACCAATGCGAACTGAAACAGTAGAAGCAATACAAACATTAAAAGACCTTGATACAGAAAAGTTGCTAGGTAAGGCCAAAGCATGGGGTGATGAAATGAAGTCATTGATGTTTACCAATATATATGGCGGAGCTAGTATCAGAGATACAATTACGGCTATGGGTGAGATAAATCTTGCAAGTCATCAATTAAATGTAGCAGTAAATACTGGATTAAGACAGTTTAGCGATTTTAGTAGATATAACGTATTTAAAGGTGAAGATGTTAAATGGATTTATGTCGGGCCTGATGATGGTGTTACTAGACCTAAATGTCAAAACACTTTACTCAATTCTAAAAATAATTTAAATAAAGGTTTTAGTGAGTCTGAAGTAGGTGATAGTGGTACGCCATTTGGAGTAAGAGGTGGTTATAATTGCAGGCATAGTTGGATGGTAGCATGAAATTATTTAATGTAGTAAAAACAGATGTTAAGGATTGGAAGATTTTAGGCGGTAAGTTAGCAACCAGAATTGTTATTGATGCAGGTAAAGGTATTAGTCAAGATGGTAAAGGTACTTCAAGAGATTTTGAATCATATGATTTTAAATATGCAAAAGCAAAAGCAACCGCTACAGTAAAGTTACCTAAACAATTAAAAAGTATTTCTACAGACAGACAAATATCTCCTCCTAATTTAAGGTTAACAGGAACTATGTTAGATTCTATTAAATCTCAAAGACCTACTAAGACTAGTGTTGAAATATTATATGCTGATGGATTAAAAGTACAAGGTCATATGAAAAAAAGAGGTAATAGACCTAAAAGAAATATTTTTGGACTTAATGATAAAAATCAAAAGTTTATAGAAGATTATCTTTCTAAAAAAATAGAAGATAATATTTTTAAGTTTGCAGCTAAAGATATAGAAATAATATTAAATATATAATGCCAAGTAAAAAAGATCCAAGATTAAAAAGAGCAGGTGTTAGTGCCTTTAATAAACCTAAAAGGACTCCTAGCCATAAAAGTAAATCACATGTCGTTGTTGCTAAAGAAGGTTCAAAAGTTCGTTTAATCCGGTTCGGTCAACAAGGAGTTAAGACAAATCAAACAGCTGGTCAACGTAAAGCATTTAAATCTCGTCATGCTAAAAACATAGCAAAGGGTAAGATGAGTGCGGCTTACTGGGCTAATAAAGTTAAATGGAGCCCAAGCAAAACAAAGTCTAAATCTACTAAATGGAAAAAAGGCTAAAGATTTTTAACAAAACAAAACGGAGGACAGAATGTCTGAAATTAAATCAGGGATAAAGGTAGAAAAAGAAGTACCTAATCCAATGCAAGATAATGCAAAAGAGGTGGCAACTGATAGCCAGGATCAACAAGCTCAACCAAGCCCAGAGGTTGGCGATTTGATAGCAGAAAGCAAAAAGTACAGATCAAGGGCACAAACTGCTGAGGATCAACTCTCAAAGCTTCAAAAACAACTTGAAGCAGATAAAGAAACTCAAATGGCTGAGCAAAATAAATGGCAGGAACTTGCTGAACAAAGAGGTTCAAAAATTCAAGAGCAAGAACCTATTATCGAAGCTGCTATGAAGCAATTAGAGTCTATGAGAGAAGAAATATTAGCAGACATGAGTGAAGAAGACAGAGAAACGTTTGGCGATTTACCGCTAGATAAACTCAAGGCTATTCACAGTAAAATAAATATTCAAACTAAAGCCGAGGTTGCACCTACTGATGGAACACCTGCTAGAACAGCTAATCCTAACAATAAAAGTTGGGTTGAAATGTCATCTGAAGAGAGACGTTCTAACTGGGGATCTATTTTGGATGCATATCGAAGGCGATAAAATAGGAAATAATAATAATGGCTATACATTATGATGGTGCGGCAAGTACCACAACAACAGACCAACATTTCATTCCTGAAATTTGGAGCGAAGGTATATACAAGTTCTTTGAGCGTAAAAGTGTCTTTCGTGGATTAATTGATGATTACTCTGCAGTATTTAGTGGAGCTGGTTTTGGAGACGTATTACACGTTCCTGAGATTAGTTTAATTAGTGCTAGTGATAAAGGCGCTGGGGCTGATGTAACTTATGATGCTACTGCTACAACTGAAACTCAGTTAACTGTAAATAAGCATAAATATGTTGCTAAGTTATTCGACGATGTAGTTGAAATCCAATCAAACGTCGACATGGTTGCTAAATATACTCAAATGATGGGTGAAGCTCTTGCTAGGCAGGTAGATGCAGATATTTGGGGTGAA